CCACCCATTTGGTCTGTTGTTACAACATCTGACGATATTGAGTTTCTGTTACCTTGTGTTGCTGTCCATCCTACGATATCCAATTCGTGACACATAGCTTCAAATCCCCTCATTACAGATCCTTCACTTTTCCATTCATCACCAAGATTCTTGTCAGGAACTAAACAATCAATATAGTCCAAAATAACCACATCGATTTTTGTCCCTTCAGCAATCATTTTTCTAATCTGATTTTTTATCTGATTAATAGTGACCGTGTCGGATGGTAATTTTTTCATTATCAACTTATTCTTTTTCGTGTTTTTAATGTTATTTACCACCGCAAATACTTCTTCTTTGTTTTCAGTTAAATCATCTGGATGAATACCTGTCCAAAGGGTAATATGTTTTCTTTGAATAATTTTTGGGTTATCTTCAAAAAATATTTGTAAAACATTATAACCAAGATTAAATGCGTGATTTGCAATTTTTGTGGTGAAAGTCGATTTACCAACACCTGTCGGAGCAAGTATTACACCAATCTCCCCTTTTGCTAAACCACCCTTTAATAGGTTATCAATACCAGGTACCCCTATTGGAACGGGATGTCTATAATCATCATCCAAAACATCATCTAAATTAAAGAAAACATCTTGTGTTCCTTTATCCACTTCACCAACTTGTAGTGCCCCTCTAACCATCTCTTCTAACTTATCATAGCTTTCAAAGTCACCTTTATCGATGATTGATTGTGCTTTGGTCATTACTTTTTGTAACTCTTGTTGTTTACAAAATTTTAACCCTTTTTCTTGTACGAATATTGATCCTTCATCTGACACATTTTTAACTTCTTCTATCATTCCTAATACACTTTTTTGTGCCATAGGTGATGTGATTTCTGATTTTGTTAATTGTTCTAACGTGTCAAAATTAGGTGTGTGTTCGTATTTAACATGGTACTCTTTTATCATTTGACAAATAATTCTGAAATATTGATTGTCAAAATAATGTGGGTCAAGAACTTCAAGAATGGAATTTGAAAAATCTTTGTAAGTAATAATATTGTTTAATAATTGTATTTGAAAAGTGTTACCAAGATATCCAAAGTTCTTTTTGTCTGACATATTTTTTAGAGTTTAATTGTTTGATTTTATAATAAATACTATTAGGCTAATGAATAATTCATGTAGTCTGTAGATATATTTTGGTCTGACAAAATGTCAGCGAAAGATCCTAATATGCTTTTTATGGATGGGCGTATATCCAGCGTGTATCTTACCTTTGGCGGGTATAATTTCGCATCGATTATTCTATGACAAATTGTCTCTGATCCCACCTTTAAAATTATGTTAAATCTTTCAGGACCATCTGTATTTGATGTTTCTAAAATAGATGGATCTTCTTCAATTTGGAATCTATTTTCCAACATATAAAAGACCGTCTTATTTCTTAATTTTTGTTGTAAATCATTCGCCAATGATTTAACCTCTTCATATAGTTCAATACTATTTTTTGCTTTAGGGTTAAATCCTTTAACGTTAAAAAATCTTTGAACTACAAAGTTGTTGTTTAGTGTGATCAAAAATTCTACTTTAGTGATTTCATTTTGTTCTTTCATAAAAATTATTTTTTTGTTTTAAAAATTGATTTTTCTTTTCTGGCTAATTTTAGGTATGGTTTTAAAAAATTAACCCATTCGTTATCTCGTTTTGGTAGGTATTTAAATAATCCGTCTTCCATCATCATTTTCATTAAGTTTTTATACCCCCTACCTTCAGGGTCTAAACTTTCGGAGTAATACAATTCTACAATCTGTTTTCCATCTTCTGTAATTAAAGGGTTAGATAAATCAACTATTTTTTCATTCACTTCAAAAAATTCATTACCATATATTCCTGTTTTGGTTTTACCGGTTAATAAATTTTTTAAGACCTTATTTTCTTTTTGTTCTTTAAGTAAAGTTTCAGCCTTTAGTAAAATATCGCTAAATGAAACTTTATTTTCAAGTATTTCGGGAAATAATTTAACAAGTGTTTTTTCACCTAAACTTTGTATTCCATCAATATTATCTGATTTATCGCCAGAAATAATTTTATAAGTTAAGATATTATGGTGAGGTATTTCAACCTCATCCATTTTGATTTTATCCCCATTCTTATAGGTTTTCTTTAGTGATGGTGAATAGATACTCACTTTATCGGAGATAAGCTGTGTGAGGTCTTTATCATCGGAAAAAATAGTTTTCATTTCATTATCAGATATTTTACAATAATAGGCAATTAAATCGTCCGCTTCGTTATCTGGTATATCAATTTGTCTGATAAATGTTTCTTCAAGATATTGTTTAATTCTATTTCTTTGTGAGTTGTAGGATTCTTCATTAAAGTTTTTATAAACCCTACGATTTTCTTTGTATTGGGGGTAGAATAGTTTTCTTGCTGATGAATTATTTTCACCATCCCAAATAACAACGACTTTATTAAAATTCTGTTCTTCTATGAATCTTCTAATTGTATTTAAAAAGTGCCATATACCACCCACATGTCTTCCTTCATGGTAAAAATCTTTTACACCATGAAATCCGATTTTAAATAAATTATTTCCGTCAATTAATAAAGTCTTTGTCATTTATTTACCATTATATGGTTTCACAATCAATCTACCTCTTCTTCTACTGATTCATCAAGTGAATAGTCATTACCACCCATTTTTGTCATCCAATAGTCTGAATATTCTTTTTTGTATTTATCCAAACTATCTTTTGTGTCAGAAATGTAACCATGTGGTACGGCAATAATTTTTCCATCTTTATAACCAATACCATTAACGTGGTTTTTAAGAATAGATATTTTTGTTCTAATCGCAAATGATACCTTTCTTCCGTTTTTGGTTGCATCAATGTGACTAATACCCGCTTTCTTTTGATTACCGAAAAGGAATACTAAACTACTTGCCAACCAAACAGCTGTTCCACCTTTTGCTTGAATTTCAGGTTGTCCAAAAGGATTGTCAGGAAGTAATACCCAAGGTTGATTTAAAACAACCAATGTGTTGTAATATGGGAAATCTTCTTTTTTTGATTTTGATATTCTTGAATGAATACCCATACCAATTTTATCTGCCAATACTTTTGCGTTGTGCATACCCCCACCTTTACCTTCAAAAGTCATTTGACATGGGATAGATCCGATTGAGTCCCATAAGAACAATAAATTATATGGAATATCACCCTTTTCTTGAGCATCTAAAATATCATTAATGAAGTCTGTTGCTTGTTCTATAGTATCAAAACTATCATTAAAGATAAACATTCCATCCCATTCACCATCTTCATTCTTTTCTGCTTCCATTCCTAATTCAACCGCGTGATCCCAAGACCATTTCTTTTCAGTAATAATTAATACAGGTAAATGACCTTTCTTTTGTGCATCAGCAGCCGCCAATATCATTGCTGTGGTTTTTGATGTATTAGAGTGACCTAAAAACATATTTATACCACCCATAACAGGTCCTGGTAATCCACAAGCATCCATGAACGCTTCACCGCAATTATAGAAACTTTCAGGTTTATATTTTGTTTTTGTCGAGAACTTACCTTTGATTGAATCCAAAGAGATCTCTTTTTTCTTTATCGCCATTGTCTATGATGTTGTTAATTTTTTATTAGAAAAGAAAAGCATGGACACTATGTTTATATATGTGCCCATGCTTAATTAAATTAGAATGGTAATTCGTCTGAAGGCGCCTCACCTTCTTGTGGGTCAACAACAGGAGTATCTTCTGTTTTGTTTGCTCCACCAAGAGAAATTTCAGCATCCTCACCATAAACATATTTTTTCAAATCTGAATTCCAAATAGGTGTTTCACCTACTGCAACGGCTTCTAAATATTCTACAGGTTTTTTAGAGTATGCGTCTAACCAAGTTAATTCGTCGGATACCCATCCGTCCATAATATCTTTATCAGTATGGATTGGTGCAGGATCATCATACATAATTGTCTGTACGACCGTGTATTCTTTTCCTTGTGGGGTTTTTGCTTTGGTTAATTCGATAATTAAATCTCTACCATTTTCAGCGTCCGTTACATCGCCCTTAGCTTTCCAAATAGGTAGGATTTTATCCAATACACCTTCGTTTTTGTAATTGTGTTTAAATCTCCAAAATTTAACACCATCTTGTTCATTATCACGATCGATAACTTTTACAATGTAAAACAAACGAGAACGATATTGTGATGCCAAATCTTTATCTTCTTTCTTACCTGTTTTAATAAGTTCATTATAAACTTCAGTTAAAGGTGATCTTTCATTGTCATTTTTTTCAGGGTCATACAATTTTAACCATTGCCCGTTTACTTGGATCTCGTGATACCAAACTTCTACAAACGGAGATGAACCATCTTTTGTAGGTAGGATTCTGATTTTACGTTGTCCTGATTTTTCATGTTTTTGAAGTGTAGCTGAAAAATACTTTTTCAATCTGTCTTCTTGTGAAATGTTTTGTTTCTGTGAACCACTTGATTGTGTGTTCTTTTCGTACTGCGCAAGTACTGAATCTAATACTGAATTTGTCATAAATAAATTTTTAATTATTACTCTTTTATCTTGGTATAATAATAGGTAAAAATTATAGAATGTCAAATAATATGGCACAAAAAAGGGGGTAATTTAACCCCCTTATATATTAAGTTTTTACAACTTTACAAAATCGTTTTCATCGTCTTCGATGTCGTATTGGTTAAATGTTTTTTTCACTTCACCAGGTGAAAAGTTTTCAACCTCATCAGAAGTTAAAACATATTCATTTTTTCCTGTTTCTTCCATTTCAGATTTCTTGTCATCAAAAAAATCCGTTAATTTTTGATTGTATGGGTATGAGTCTAAAGATCTTAACATTAGTTTTTCTTCAGGTGTCTTTTCTCTGTATTTATCAAATTTTGTTTCCAAACTATTAATTTTATCCATGATTTGATCCATGTGTTGTAGTTTTGTTTCTAATTCACCCAACTTACTAAAGATACCATCCATGAATTCATCTTGTTTTTCTTTGATGTCATTTTGTGTATCAACAAGATCTGTAACATCCAATTCTTCAGCACCTTCATCATCCATAGTTTCACCTTCCGCATCAACTTCTTCAACATCGGGGTCAGCCGCAACGTCAATAGGTTCAGGAACTTCGGTCGCTGCTGGTGCCGCTGCGTCTGCAGGTGCTGGTGGTAATGCTGTATCAACAGGTGGTGGAGGAGTAGTTGCTTCATCTTCTGCCGGTGGTGGCGGTGGAGTTGCTTCTTGTTCGGTAATGATATAAGAATTTATCTGATTGAATCTTTTTAATTCTTCTAATATTTTTTTGTCTATACTATTCATTTTTTTTATATCTTAACCATTCAATAATGTCTTAACTCCCGTAGTAGTTTCAACCTTTAATACTCTATTAGTTTTCATTGTATTGTCGAATCTTTCAATAAGACCATCTTTCATTCTAATAGTGTAACAATCTCCGGTATCTAAATCACAAACTTGTTTGTTTCCGTTACCATCTTCTTTTTCGCTAATTCGAGTATCTTTTTTAAGATAGTCGTCTAATAAATTTTTTACGTTCATAACTATTTTTTATATATAAATATATCGATGTTTAGTAATTTACTTAACTTCATTATAAGCCAATCTAAATATTTCAATTAATTCATCGTGATTAGAATAATGATTTTGGTAATTATTTGTAACATTTTGTTTTATTTGTTGTGCTGACCACCCATTACTAATGGCATCTAAAGTATACCATGTTGTTTCATAAAGTTGCGAACAAGCATTACTATATTTAGTTTCATTATCCCCGTTATTTAATGATAATAAATTATTTAATACTGGGATTTGTGGGGTATAATATGAAATAATAAAATTAATAGAATCTTCAACATTATCAAAACTTACTAATGTTGCTATTTTTTGTAATATATTAACACAACATTGTTTATTTATATAACTTTCCAAATTACCATTCCATGTTGTATTTGTTGTAATAGTGAAAAAATTATTATTTACCGCATTAATTACTTTCGATGTTACGTCATAACTATTTGATGGTGCAGAAATAATCATTCCTGTGAGTAATGTTCTTAATCCAACGTCAGTAGTTTTTGATTTTATCACTTGAATTAATTCTGATAAAGTTTTTTTAGTTCCAAAAGCATCGACAAATTCTTTATCTTGATATTTTGTTAATTGTAAACAAGTTTCCTGTGGTGATTTTAATGTTCCTACGTTTGAATCAATATTTAATAATATTTCTTTTACTACTTGTGTTTGAGTTTTTTCTTTTTTAATTTTTTCCTTATATGATGAATTAATTTTCTTATTTACAAAAGAAAGTAAATTATCAACTTTTGGTAATGAATATTTTGGTATTCTGCTTCCTGTAAATTTTGTAGTAAATGATGTTTTATTAACCGAATGATTAACTTTATAAATCCAATAAGGTCCATAAAACATAGGCACATGTCTTAGTGTAAAATACATTGTAGGTTGTATCATCGTATTACCCATAGATGTTACTTCACAAGAATATGATCTTGATTTATAAACACTATATAAAGAAACTGATTGCTGTGCAACTTTATCCCCTGACGACGATGATCCTAAATCAGACATCACTTTAAAAGATTCTGATGTATTTTGCATTTCAGACATATTTAAATTTAAATCTTTAAACATATTTTGATTTTGTATACCAAAATCAACCGCAAATCCTACCACTTTATTTGATTTTGAAAGATCGCGATCAGTATTTTCTGAAATAGATAATGGGTTATCAGGAACTCTTAAATCAAAACTATCATCACCAAATCTTATAAAAGAATTTTCTTTAGGTTTTGGGTATTCAGAAGTATTACCAACGTATAGACATAAAAATTTAGGTAACGAATCCAAATAATCTACTTGTAGGTGTGTCCCAAATAAAGAGTTAGGTAAGTCTAAATCTTTAGGTATCGCATTTGTTTGTGATTTTTGTAGACCATAAAAATTAACATAAGCAGGCATTGCAAAAAATGTGAAATAATTATCAGTTAAAATTTTACTGACAATTTGCATCATATTAATTGTTGGGTTTATATTGATGTCTAATAACTTAGTTACTTTTTCAATATCTAAAACAAAGTCATTTCCAATATCACTATTAGCCCTATCCATAAATAAAAAGTCCTCAAAAATTGTATTATTTACAAAATCAGATCCTGCAATCCATTTATCGTTATATGCCTTTAATGTATTATATGTGCTTAATTTTACAATATCACCACTAACGGCCGCTGGTGTTGTATTGGTAGTAACTTGTATGTTTTTTAAATTTACATTTAAATATCTAAAAGTTTCATTCAATACTGAGGTTTGTAAATCTTTTCTATCGGTAAGGTAATCATTAATTAAAGTTTCAAACTTAGTTTTATTTAATGTTTGGTCATTTAATTTTTGGGTCGCATAAATTTTAATAAGTGGGTATGTTTTTATTATATTATCCGATGTGAATGCTATATTGTTATCAATAAAGAAATCTGTAATATAAGAATTAAATCCTTCATATTTTAAAGAATCTAAAGTTGAAAACCCTACATAGGTTTGCAATGTTTTCCATTCTTCAGGGTATTGTGTAATACTTGTTGCAAAAGATATTCCAATGTAATCACCAGGAAGTGAACCTCTAACATAAGGGTCAAAAGTTAATTTATCAAATTCCGGTACAAAATCTGTGTTAGTCGAAAATGAGTTAAACAATAACCTGTCAAAGTTTCCAGGGTTACCGATTTTTATAATACAATCAAAATTTAAAAAATCATTTAATGATGATGTAAACGTTTCTATTTGTTTTTTACCTAACATTAACCCATCTTGTGATTCAGTATTTGTAAACACCAAACCAGTTTTATCAATTACAAATAAATTTTTAAGTTGGTTAAATAAACTTTTATATTTTAAACTTGAAACTTTATTAGGGTTATTATATGTCGGATCGGTAACTTCTTTTTTAAGAATTAACTCTTCTGCTTTAGGATTGTATTTACAGAAATTTAAAAATATATTTTCAAACTCATCTAAAAGTTGTGGGTCAAATAACGCAAATATATCTTCAATTGATTTATTTTCATTTAAATTTAAAATAAGTTCAGTAGGTGATGGCTTAGTAATTAATGTGTTATCAAAATATCCGAAGTTTGAACTCCCCCATAATGGTCTACATGTTCCATTAAATGCTGACACATTATCAACATAAGGTATTTTTTGTTTACCATCATCGTTTATACATTCAAAGTATGATTGATCTATTTGAATCCCTCCTGTTGATGGGAATAATATAATGTTATTGTTAGTAATGTTTTGTGTGTTATTGTTAACATATTTAAACTGATAATAACTATTTTTATTTAAAGACGTATTAGGATTAGTTGTATCAAAATTATAATTTAATAATACCCTAGCATTAGTGTTTGACCAAACTCTTAATCCGTCATTGTAATAATTTTCAAAATCAGTTTTTGTATATCCTGTAAATAAATCGTTTTTTGTTAAATAATAATAAACAGAATCAATAACTTTTGGATAGAACCCTACATTCATATTTAGATATGTTCCTGTCGCAAAAGTCGTTCCTGTTTTTAAAACAAATGGTATTGTTGATGTTGCAGTCTTTATTTCATATTGAGCACTAACTAACCCGTTGATTGGATCATACGCGTTTTTATAGTCAAAGTCTTTCCAAACATTTGTTAGTATATCAACCCCATCGTTAATATATTTTTTATATCGATACCAAATAGAACCATATTTTAAAACCCAAGCATATGGCACTTGATGTATTGATGAATACTTTTTAAAACTTGCAGCAATACTTTGGTTTAAGTCTTTAAAACTATCAGTAGTATTAAGTAATGGTAGTGAATTAACAAACAAATACCCTAACGTCGCAAATGATCCGTCGTTATTAGTTTTTAAATTATTAACATCGTTGATTAGTGCGTTTATAAAATAAGGTGTGTTTATTAATGATGTTGTCTGTAATTGCCCTACATTTCCTGAATATGAACTATTGTATACTAATTTTTTTTCTGTTACATAAAACTTTTTATCCGTTCTATCTTGATAGTATAGGGTTAGTGCGTTTTTTTCATTTATTGGAATATTATTGTAACTTACATAACTTTGACCTCCATTATTAAACACTTCTTTATTACTAATTAAAGAAACGTCTTCACTATTAGCATTTTTGTTTAATCTTGTAATTGTTTTTTTATCATCTGAAAAGGTGAAAACATTTATAGTATTATTGAACGTATCAAAAGTATTAAATTGTGTGTTCGCATTTAACCATGTTTCATCAGTAAAAGGGTAAAGATCTGTAAACAATTTTTTAGATGAATCAGTGCTTTTTAAATATGATTCTAAATTAGTTGATAATGGTAACTCTTGTGTATTTGTATTGGTATTAGTAAATGTATCAATACTTAACACTTCGTTTGATGATGGTATTTCATTACTTAAATATTCGGTTTTAAATAAACTTCTGATATATGTTTGCCAGCTAACACCCTCACCATCATTAGATATTTTTTTAAGAGTATTAATGAATGTAGAATAGGTGAACTTATAGTTTTTTAATATTTGGTTTAATTCTATATTGTTACTAGCATTGTTACTTATGTTTGAAGCTTCAGCATCCCCATAGAATTTATCTATCTGATATTTTAAAATGTTATCTTTATCAAAGTTTAAGTAATTAGAAATGACGTAAGTTCTTTCAAATAATTCATATAAAAATGGAACAATCGCCAAATCTTGGTATGGTAAAATCTGATAAGGGAACTCAATCGCATTTGCCGAAACGTATTTATTATAATCAGAAGGATTATTGTAAACTGAAGGTTGTACCGGTTTTGCGGTTTCAGTTGCACCTTTTAAATATCCTTCAACAAAACCAACTTCAGGCCAAATAGAATAGTCAAATCCCTTTGTTTGATTTATTACTTTGGGATCTCCGGGGTATTGTATGGTATATAATTCTCTACCATCGGTTTGTTTTTCTTTTGTAAAATAAAGCGGCCATGGATAAATAACATTATCTTTATCTAATTGTCCATTACCTTTTTGTATTGATTTTAATGCGTCAGGTGAAAAACTTTTTTCAGGTGGAATAACAGATAATAATCTTGATGGGTTTTCTCTAACGTCCCAAGCACTTTGGTGTGTATCCTCCATTAATCTTAAAAACGCATCTACCCCTGAAAATATTATTGCAAATACATTTCTTATGGTTGGTTTGAAACCTAACCCACCATCGTTTGGATTTTTAAGTTGTCTATCTGCTAAAATTTTTGCAATATCACCTTCAATCTCCTCTTCATTTGTTGTTAATTTTTTCTTAGCAACATCTATTTTATCTAAAAAACTATTTTTTTGGTAAGATCCATCGGCAATTCTTTTATCACCAAACACAAAAAATGAAGAATAATCATTTTTTATTTCTTCCGTTTCATTATCAAGAAATGTAAATCTAAGTTTATTTATTGTTTCATCAACTTTAAATTTATCAAATAAAATTCTATCATTTGGATTATTTAAATCTAATTGTTTACCAACCCTATAATAGTATGTGTCTAAAACATTTTTATCATTTTCCAACCACTGGTCAATATCAAGTGGTTTTAAAATATTAGTAATATTTTTTATATCGACAGGAATTTGTCTTTTACCTCCATCACCAAAAGTGGCATTAAGTTTTAAAAGTGATACGTAATTAATAATTAGTTTATCAATATTACTTTTATAATCTTCTTGTTTTTGTGTATCTATTTCTTTTTTAAATGGATAATAAATTAAACCATCATTAACATAGAAACTACTAGTGTCTAAATATTTTGTTAATGAGTCACTATAAACATATTTTTCTAAATCGTCTAAATTTTGTCTAAAATCCCAAACATCATTTAATATTGTAAAATCGGCTTTATTTTTTAAATCTTCATTTAAAATTTGCACATAATTTTGAGTTCTATTAATAAAATCCTCAATCGATAAGTGTGGGAAATTTTTATCGATTAAACCTTTATTTTTATATATTTCATAAACTTCATCTAATTTTTGTCTTCCTTTGTATGTGTTAATACTTTTTACTTGGTTATTTGCCGTATCAGTAATAGTTATTTCAGTATTAAACATTTTAGGTGCTGTGATAGCATATGATAATGGTGTATCAAATAATATTGCGGTAAATTTACCAATTAACTTTAAGGTAATTGCGTAACTTCCACTTTTTGGTTCGAATCTTGCATTAAATGATTTTAAAGAAAGACGATACTTTATCGCCTTACCATAATACCCTTTTAATGTTAAATAAAACAACGGATATGGAAAATTAAAAAATGCAGAATAAAGTGAGTTTTCACCTTGTTCGAAAAGTGCTCTTCCTTGAATGTCCGTCAATTCCATTGTTACTTCAGGTATACCTACACCAGTAATATCAACGTTAATTGAATTAATTCCTAATAGTTGTGTATCTTCGACTCCTATTACCGAATTTTTAAATGATGCAACACCATTTTGATTTACAACCTTTTCTTTTTTTTGATTAATCCCTTGTTGATCCCTTGAGTTATCACCTGTTAATTGATCCGACCAACTTGTATCGAAATATTTTTTTCCTTTTGGTTTTAAAAAATTAATTTTTAAATCATCGTCACCACCGAATACACTAGCAATAGTGCTATTCATAACCGGTGAATCTTGGCTTTCACCAATAGCAAGTTTTGTTCTTGGGATAATGAATGTTTCTAAATTAGCATAAAATACTAAATCTTCATGATCAACCAATCTTTCTGTTGCAATACCATTTTCATCATAAACTTGATTTGGGTTTACGACTACTATATTATTGTATTCTGTTTCAACAACAATTCCTTTATTTTTTGATATCTTACCTGCCATAATAAAAAATATGTGTATCTAGTGCAGATTTGTAGTCTTGAAGTGCAGCAGTTAACGGAAAAGGTATAATTAATATTGTTCCGTCAGGAATATTATTTTCTAATCCACCATAAAGGGGGTTAGCCATTTGTATTAACCATCCGAAATATGGTGCGCCATATTTTTCATCACTTATTTTATCCAATCTACTTTGGTTTCTTCGGTAAACATATCTTTGATCCGTCACTCTACTTGGTAGTGTAACATATGGTACCACGGTTTGTTTACCATTAATAAGAAAATCTTTATATCTATTATAATATTGATTCATTAATAAAAACTTTTCTTTAAATTAAATTTATCATCAATTGAGTTTAGATCAGACCAAACATTTTTCAAGTTTGTTTCAGAAGAACTTGATGTTGGTATTTCACTTGAATAATCTAAAAGTCTTTCTTTATCTAAATTAAATGGTTTATAATTTTCCATGTTGTCTTGGAAATAAGTAGTTTTAAATGTTTCAAATCTTTTATCCGTAATATCTTTAGACATTTTATATTGACTATATAATCCACCTCCTGTTGGTTGATTTGATGCTGTTCCATTACTTATATTTACAGAAACGTCCCAACCTACTTTCTGACTTATGTATGTGTTCCATTCAACATTACTTTGTTCTTGTTGTACTGGTTGAACTACTTTTGATATAAACCCTGATGGGCTAGTTAGTATTTCCCCTCCGAATAAAATAAAAAATCTATTATCGGGAGCAGATATGCGTGAAGGTTCATCAATAAAACTATTAAAAACAAAATCACTTTGGTAGACTTCATCAGTTTTTTCAACAATAATATCATTACTTATTAGTTGACTAATGAAAGTATTTAAGTCCGTAGAAACTTGGTAATAGTCAGTTTTTAATTCTGAGAATGTGTCAGTCGCAGTGCTTGATGGATCAACCCCTGATGTTCTTCCTGTTAAAGTATACGCAAAAACGGTTCCTTGTGTATTAATATATCCATCAACTCCTGAACAAACATAATTTAATTGATCGATAAATGAAATTAATTCTAATTCAATTTTTGTAATATCATTATTATAATTTTCTAAAGTCCCAAGTATTTCTCCTTGTTTTTCATTTATTAATTCTTTTATTCTATTTTTTATTTTTCTAATTTCTGAATTTTTAAAGTTTTTAGATTCAACATCAGAAATTAAAGGACAATAACCATTATCGACATCTTCTAACGCCCCATTAATAGTGTCTTGTATTTTTTGTTGTATACCATCTACTCTACCAAAAATATTAGTAAGATGTGATGTATCACCTGTTAAGTTGTCAAAATACCCTTCTTTAAAGTTTCTATCTTTTGTTAAAATTAATAACCCACCTAATAATAATGTTTTATTACATTCATATAATTTATTATACACCGTGTTTGAATAATCTTTTACCTTGTTCACCAAGTTTTTCATATTGTATCGGTATTTTATTGTTCCCGCTTTGTTAACTTGTGTGCTATCAGGTGTTGGGAATGTAGTTGACATTATTGTTCCGATGGTTACCCCACCATCGTTTGTTTGTGGTCTTTCGGCTGGTGAAACAATACCATATAAATTTTTTATATCATCCAGCGTTTGAGCATCATATATTGTTGAAATGTCTTCTGTTACTTCAGCTCTTTCATCATACATTTCAGTATTAGCATAATAATTAAATGAAAGTGCGTTTTGTAATTTAGCAATAGGTTGAGCAAGTCCATGACCTCCAATGAAAGAAAATCCTAAAGTAACATTTGCAATCATTGGTTGAACCCCAATCCCTTCAGGATTTAGATCGAATCTTCCCTCATCATATTTTAAAGTCAAACTATCTATTACTATTTTTGTATGGAAAAAGTCCCCGATTCTTAATACACATACCGGTGGTGCTCCAAATGCACTATTTGTAACATCGTTGTATAATAATGTCGTACCACCATTCGCACCTTGTGATGCGGTAGGTATTGTATCCCCAGGTCTCATACATTGTTGTAGGAACGTTAATCTTGAATTTAATCCTTCAGGTGTTAAAGAGTGGAATACCGGTTGGAAATGTTTTAACTTACTTTTTAATCCATCATATATCATTGGATTTTCTTGTCTAATAATTTCAAAGTAATTGCACTCCGTTAAAAGTTTTCTTGCAAGTCTTTTTGTTAAATCTTGTCTTACCTTAACATCTTGATATTTTGTTGCCGGTGTAGATTTAAGTTCTTCTTTTGGTTTATTCAAATTAGTAGGTGTTTCATCTTCACCTCCTGTTGGGTTAATTACCGATGATGGTAATTCAGTTTGTTGTTGTTGTGGTTGTTGTGTGGTATTATTAGTGTTTGAGTCTTTTGGTGGTGTGTATGATGATTTTTTGAAAATAAGTTTAGTTCTTCTACATGCCATAGCATTTATGGATGTAACACCTTCATTACTTATATTTAAAAAGTCTTTAGAACAATTAATATATTTATATTTTTCTTCTAAAGGTGCTCCGACTTCCCCACTAGGGGTCATTTCAATATTGAATTTTTTATCTTTATAATATTGTTCAAACGTAGTTCCTTTTGGTGTTTTTAATTTAAACATCCATTGCATTACAGCATCTATTCTTCTTTTAGAAAGATCCACATTGTAATTACTATCATTAACAGATGATGCCCCTCCAATTAATTGAATGTCGATGGTGTCACCTCCGTCCAAAATTTGACCAGCCTCAACCATGAATTTTTTAGCTTCATCAAATTCAGATTCAATAAAGGTAAAAAATTTGTCAACCTCATCTTTTCTCCAATCAATATAAGTTGCTAAATATTTAACTTGGTCATCATTAGATAATGATAAAACTTCATTTGTTCTGTCAGTATAGGTGTTATCACCATATTTTATTATGTTATTACCAACAGCACCCCCAAAGTTTCTAGTACCATCGTTACCACCTGTAAAATATTCAGGTTTAAGGTTTTTATATTTAGTAAACCAACTTTCAAAATCAGATGACGCATATATTCTATGTGTTTTTGGATCAGGAAAATCATTATGAAAATAAAATCCAACATCAGGGAATTTTGATAAATCAGGTTTTGTTTCGGTTGATGGTGTTGAACCCGTATTAGGTGGTATTGTTGATCCTGTTGATGTGTTATTTACTACAGGTGTTCCATCATTTGTAACAGATTTTACCGGAGTTTCATTTGGTTGATCATCGACAACTTTTTTAACATCTTCCGGTGTTTGAGCTATTTGAACATCAAATACATCTCTTGGTGTAAACATTGGGTATTTTTGCACCAATGTATATAGGTCATATTTTAAACATCCTGCGAAGAATGAATCCAAAACTTTTGTTATTGTGGATTCTGGAGTTGCGTTTTCCAACTCTCTATCTAAAATAACATTCATTATTGATGGGTGATCGACAACAATTTTCCAACTTAATGTTCCTGTTCTATTTGTATCGGAATATGTATATATCGGTTCAGGTCTACCTAAAAATGTATGTGATTCCCATTGTGTTCTTACACTTTCATCAAAATTTAAATCATATGGTGGAAACCACATAATTCTTCCTCCATTAGGTCCTCTTTCACAAGCAGGTAGATCTTCATATGTGTAACCAGGTCTATTTGATGTTCTCCAAGCCAAATTTTCAAGTGAAAACATATATTTTTTAACCTTACCATCAACAATATTCGTTGACTCAACTTTATCGACACCTTTATTTGGTGCAATATTTAAATTAAATGTATTATCTAAAACTGAATTAGTATATTTTCTAATATTACCATCAGTCTTTTGAAGTTCGTCAAAATTTGAATATGGTCTATCTTTCGTAAAAATTCTACAATATTCAAGTCCTTCAGGTGTTATTGATTGTGCACCTTCAGAATTTTTTGTCGTGTATCTAATAACTCTTGAACCTTTTGTTAATTCAATGTATCCATCGTTGAATACTTTTGAAACTTGGTTTATTGCATTCCCTACATGTTCAAGTGGGTATTGTGATTTGTTACCAGCGTCAACAAGTTTTTGTGTAATATCTAAAATCGAACCATCTTTAAATGTTTGGTTATTAGATCTGGTTTTATTATATGATGGGTCATTGTTACTAACACTATAAACACTAGGATCTTCAAATTTTCTTTCAAGTCCAACACCAACTAATTGACCTGGATCTAAATAGTTATCACTTGATATCCAAGTAAACCCTGCTTGAACACCTCCATAACCATCGATATAGGATCTACTATTTAATCCAAATGGTAAATTTGTTATAGGATCACCTTCATATTCTTTACCTATTCTACCATATGATAAAACAGGTCCAAAATTAACTTGTCCGAACTTACCTCCCGCCAATTCATTTTCAGGTGATACGATATTTGTTAATTGTGATTTTCTATTTCCAATATAAAAATTACCCGGAGGTGCTAATAAGTTATTTCCAATTTTATAATCAGGTCTATAGTTGTTGTATTTTAAAATCGTCCACAATAAACTTCTTGTTGCAACTGATGTGTATTCAACAAACAATTCAGATGCCGATTGGTTTGCTGGTTGGAATGATCTAAAAATCGCCCCAACACCTTGACCAAGAAGTGATAGTGGGTTATTGAATATTCCACCACCTTTTCTATCAGGATAGTCAAAATATTCTCCCGGTATATATGAATATGGTGAATATGTTCCTGCTATCCTAGCGGCAAAATTAATTGCTTGACCTAAAAATAAATCAGGATTTGTAATTCTATAATTTCTTGCAATAATTGGAATATTACCTGTAAGTAATCCTATCGCATTAAAAGGATCGGTATTAGGTTTTGCAGATACCTCACCAGTATCAGGATCAACGTTAGAATTAAATAAATTAATCTTACCTAAAGTTTGTTGTAAAAGTTCAAGAGCAACTCTATGTTTAAATTCTTTTTGTAATTGTTTTGCTGCAATATTTGCAAGTGCCGAGTCTTGTGATAAATTACCATCCGAACCATTAGGATCATCACTTGTAAGAATACTAACTGGTGTATATGTTGATGGTATAAATACAAAAGTCGAATCGGTATTACTATAAGGAAGTCCTGTAGTTAACGTTTGTAAATCATCTAAATTAACAACTTCATATTTACCAACACCTGTAACATATTTGTTAATAACATACGCATCAGTTTCTTTTTGTGTTGCAAATAACTCCATGTCACTTCCAACAGAATCGGGTAAACCATATTCACCTTCGTTAGAATGTGTTTGTAAATTTTGGTTAATGTTTGGTGGTTCATTAAGTGGGTTTGCCGGCCCATACTGATTCACAACAATTAATGTCGGTCTTTCAGCAATACCTTGATTTTCTAAATCGCTTCCAATACTATCAGGGTATCCGTAGTTACCTTCATTTGGTTTTGTTTGTAAATTAACGTTAGGATTAACTTCGTTTTGACTTTGCGTGTTTTCAGGTCCATATTGATTTATAGGAAATAATATATTTCTTTCATCTGTTCCTTTAGTTTCTAACTGACTACCGATAGTATCCCCATAATTATAATTTCCAGCGTTAGTTCCTAAAATTAAATCATTATTAATAAACCACACGGTGTCCCCGTAGTCATTACCATTTTCAGGTGTATATTTGTTTTTAGTAAATAAAAATATTTCTTGGTTGTTACCAACATATTCTAATTCACTATTATTTGTGTCAGAAATATTATATTCACCACCATCATTTCCAAAAAGTGGGTTAACACTTAATGTTAATACATTATTAATATCATATCTTGTGCTACCATAATCGGTAAACGTAAGTGGTTTATACTTGTTAATTACTTTATGATAAACTTCTTGTGTGTTACCAATTTGATATAAAAAACTATTTGTCGTGTCGTTAATATCATATTCACCTTGACCAACAGAAGAAATTACTTGATCGTTATTGATATACCACACCGTGTCACCAAAATCACCAAGACCGATTGGTCTATAAAGATTTCTTACAATATGATTAATTTCCTGCGTGTTTCCTATTTGGTATAAGTAACTATTGGTTGTATCATTAATATCATACTCACCAGACCCTGTTGTTAAAATATTTTGATCATTGTTTATAAACCAAACCGTGTCACCAAAATCTGTCGTATTTAATGGTTTATAAACGTTTTTAACTATTAAAGATATTTCTTGGGTATTACCAATCTGTTCTAATTTACTATTGATAGTTAGTGGATACCCATATTTACCAATATTACTTTTACTATTTAAATCATTATTGATTAAAACTACATCACCATAACCTTTTTCATATTCAGTAGGTCCGTATAAGTTTTTAACATAAAGTAATGTTTCTTGTGAATCTCCAATTTTTTCTAATTTACTTCCAATAGAATCAGAAACATCATAATTTCCAAAATTAGTTTCAGTTCCTTTGTCTAAATTAATTGATACGACATCACCAAAATCGCCATTTGTGTTTTCGGGATTGTATTTATTTTTAATAAATAATTTTTTTTCTAATTCGTTACCTATATTCTCTAATGGTTGTGAATCTACTATTGCGTAGTCAACTAATACTATTTCTTTATTAGAAATAACATCATCAGCACTAAAAGAGTTTAAAACTTTGTATGGGGGTAAATTCCTCACTAAAAGTTTTTTTCTAAATATTTCTGTCGAATTAAAAGATAGCGGACTTTCCATTTAGTCTTTTTATGATAAATAGATAAAAAAGTATTTTTATAATTATGAAATGGTTAAAACACCTTGTTGTTTTTTATAACTTTCAAGTTTTGTTAACACGGTTTCCATAATTTGGTTTTGTATTCTTGAATCTTTAAATATTTCTTCAAGATTAGCGTTTCGATCTCCGTTGATTGTTCCTCCTAAATTAATGTTGATGTCTACTTTTCCATTGACCTTTTGTTCATTTTTAGTTTCGGTAACAACGCTATTTGTATTTAAATTATTAATTTTAGTTGTGGATTCGTTTATATAATTATTTAAGTTTTGTTTATTATTTAATGTATCCATTAAGGACATGCTTTGGTTTAAAAAAGTATCTAAGTCAGTTCCGACAGCGATTTTATCATTAGGTAATCCTTTATATAATTGTCCTGCGGATGATATTAAAGGTTCATTACCATCATCACCGAAATACATATCACCACCTCTTAACATTCTTCGTTGTGTTTCTTGTGGTATTATTTCTGTAATTTCACCTGACTGAACACTCGTTTTTACTTTTGTAACTTCTTTAGCGGTAGGTAGTATTGTTTTAGATAGAGCATCTGTTGCAGTTTTATATGTTTCATTACTTTTTCTTATCATATCTGTTAGACTCTTTCTTGTTTCAACGCCTAAGTCAGCTAATAATGCATGTTTAATAATGTTTATATCTTTAGCCTGTGTTTCAGATATAGTTAATTGTCCTGCCGCAATTTCTTTTTCAGTTTTATCTTGATTTTTTGCATATTCATCTAAAGCCGCTTTAAAATTAGCATTATTTGCCAATTTTTCTAATGACTCACCCCCTTCTTCGAAACCAGGTAAATCTACTGTTACCTTACCTCCTTTATCTATTTGAGCTAAAGACGCAATTAATCCTTTTTGACCTTCAGATAATCCATCCAAACTCATTTTAGAAGCAATAAAATCTAATTTTGCCGCCTCTCTACCAGCCCTTGCCATTTCATCAAAATTACCACCAACTAATTCTGCTTGTTGTCTTAAACGATACAAATCTTCCGTCGATGCTTTAAATTCACCTGTTTCACTATTAAACACATATGCAGATTTAGTCGAATTAACTAATTCTTTTTGTAACCCCGCTAAATCATTTTGAGCCATATTTAATAACTGAAATGGATCTGCAAGTGCGCCTACTGATCCACCTAACATTTGGAATCCTGCCGCGGCTTCAATCGCTCCTTCAGGTGTTAATACTTTGTTTTGTAATGATGACGCACCTATTTTATCTATTTCCGTTCTTAACATTTCGGCTTGCTTAACCATTTCTCTAACACCTGTTACCCCATTTTTAAACCCAAATCCATCTGCAAGTTTTAAATTAGTGTTTACGTCTTTCATGTATTTAGTGGTATTTAAACCAACAAGTCTTGCTTCGTTAGCAATACTAGTCATTGTTGCTAATGCCTCATCTTGTGTTCCACCATAACGTATAATATTAGTCACCATGGATGCAACATCTGCAGACGCCAATTTTGTGGATTTAGTAAAAATAACCATGTTTTCCATAGTTGTTTGAGATGGGTTTACCATTCTACCCATATTGTTTGCTAAACCTTCGACCGTGTCTGTGACATCTTTAAAAGTCCCTCCGATTTCTTGCACATTAAAAAATGCACCTTCTAATCTTCCTTTTAAATCATTTACCGCATCGCTAGTTTTTACTATCCCATCTTCCGTTTTTTGAACAAATGGAATGAATCCACTCATACTTCTTAACAGACTTTTAGTGGAGTTGTCCCAACTTATCAAACCTTCTTGTGCCTTATTAACTGCACCTAACAAATCTTCTTCAGTACCAGTGATAAAATTTGTAAATGATGTCTTTAAAGCTTTTATTTGTTCTGTTAATGAGTTTACATTATATATTGAATTAACTCCACCTTCTTTTGCCGCTTCATCAT